AAGGCGCTGAATAGGGCTGTGCAGTATGGAGACTTTACGGCCAAAGCTGTGCTGTATGATCATCTGACAGATCAACAAAATATGGATCCAGATGCAGCAATGAAAGTCATCACAGAAGAGTTTGTGAACTATAACAGGTTGTCTGGTCGGGGCAGGGATTACGCAGAGAGTATGGGTATGCTTTGGTTCACAAGCTATAAAATCCGTATCATGAAGATTTTGGCTAAGATGGCCCGTGAACGTCCAGCAAGTGCATTGCTTTATGGAGCAGGCGTAGGACCGTGGTTAGACATAGACACAGTTGCATCTGGATCTTTGATAGGATCGGTTGCAGACGGTGGATTTAGCTACGCTGTGGGTCCAGAAATGGGGATTGATTCATTGTCTATGAATCCGTTTTGGGGAGGTATGGCAAATTAATGGTGGAGGTGGGGGGAATCGAACCCCTATCCAAATCAACCGATGACCTATCGGACCCCCGTTATTTGATTGGAGCGGCGCGCTTTTTTGCGTTTGAGGGTGGCGTAGCTTTCAGCACCGCTCTATCCGTTGAGCTACATCGGCGCGGATTGGTTACCGTGCCGAAGGCGGGGATCGAACCCGCAACCTGTGCCTAATCACCACTATCGTCTGCCAGTCCGGTTGCCGTTTGTTCATCGGGGGCCTTGGCGGCAACACTGTACCCGCTTGACGCTGTAGAGGGTGCGCCCAACCCATTCATAGTGTCCTTTACTCTTGCTGCATTTGAATATCGGCGGTGACGGCATCAACCAGTTCATCGGCAAGGTCACGCAATTCCTCCAAGTCTTCCTTCACATCTTCAAGCGTTCCGGTGGTGTTGCTGTGAACGCGACGGATTGCCTGAATCGCCAAGTCTTTACTGTTCATCGCTAGTGTCCTTCTGTTACGCTTCACCATCAACGGTAAAGTCGGTCACGACAGCCGCATACTCCTGCGACGTGCCGTCATCATTTTGCGGCTGGTCGAGATAGCCTGAAATAGAGAACGGAACGCGCTCACCCTTGCCAACCCGCTTTGCGAGACGCTTCCGCGATCCCTGAACGTCAACAATTGCGTATGCGATTTTGATTGGCATGTCCTGCGGTCCTTGTCTTTGGTTGCGCTGTTGCGCGTTAATATTGGCCTTGGCGGGCAGGGGTCGAACCTGCCATTCTCCTGCAAATCATCCCGCCCTAAAGCGAGTGGTAGGACTTGAACCTACACGCTCCTACGCGCCGCCAAGATGGTCCTTATCGTGTTAAAATCAGGGGCCGCTGAGTGCATCCACAAACAGCGAAGAGATGGTTAGTCCGCCACAGCAACGGCGATCCGATTACGGGCCGAAACTGCTTCCCCTTGTCCCTACCGCCAGCCCCCATATCAGCAATGCCGTGAGGATATACGCCAGCGTTAGGTGTCCGATAATGCAAACTTATTGGACGTAATAAATAGCTGTAAGGTGAGGCGGTTTTAACCGTTAAAAAGGGTCTAAAGCGCCGGGAGGTTCGAAAGCTAAAGCAAATTCTAGGTCTTCTGCAAGAGCCAAAGCTTGCTCTTTCCGTAAGATAAACATGACTTTCTTACTGCCTTTGTCGATTGATATACGGATCATCTCGGGCAGTTCTCTACGGAGATCATCGTCAGAAGGTTCTATATAGATGTCGCTGATATCCATAGGTAAAGCCTTTGCTATGAGATGTAGCCAGAGACCCAGCTACATCTTTTTTGGTTCAGTATTTGCTATGGTCTTTATAGCTGACGTTGTTCCATGGGTCATCTCGTTCGGGTGGTGGCTTGTTACGACGCACAAAAAGTACGCCGATCAGGATCACGCAGGACAAAATGAACAGCTGAAAAGCAAGCGACCATGCAGCTGCTAACGCGCTCATAAAGACAAGCAGTAAAACAATGACGTAGGCAAATACGAAGAACCCCATCAGCTACCTGTAGCAGTCTTAGCGAAGACAGACTTCGTAGGGGTAATCTCTACATTTGAAGACGGTTCATCTTTTGTTGGTTCAGGCGCTTTTGCTTTGAACAGTGATTTAGCGTCAACTGGCTTGTCTGCAGGTTTGTCAGCAACTTCAGCGACAGGTTTCTCTGCGGCTGACTCAGTTTCTACAACTGTGGGTGTGTTGCCGCGATGAACTGGCTTGGATGCAGCTGCAACGCCTTTGTTGGTACGAATGTCCAAGGTAGCGCTTAAACCGTTTGCACCACGTCCGGCAACAAAATCAATTTCGAGACTTTGGTTAGGGGCGATGTTGATTTGAGAGCGTGCATAGATCTCCACAGCTTCGTTAATTTCTTCTTGGTTCAATGTAATCTGCATTTTGGATCCTTTGTAGTTTGGGTTTGGTTTAGTTGCCACATCACACGAGAGGAAACGAGCCAATGGATCGTGCTGTGACTGCTGCGGTTATGGGCTATTTACTATGACTAGGCTCACCCGAGACACTCACAGCTTGCCTTGTTGTTATGAGAGAACTTCGTGACCGTAGAGGGCTATGAGAGCCGCTTCTGCTCGACCGTCGTCCTTGACTCGAATGAACTGATCTGCGACATCAGGAAAACGCTGCTGTGCCAGACCGCGGCTAACACCTTTGTCTTTGCTGAGACCGAAGTACTTTTTCCATTTTGCAGGCGTCACATATTGTGTAGGAATGCTGTGTGCTGCGAGAGCCATTTGAATAGCCCCGTATCCCTGCCCAAATCGAAAAGTAGCTGGTGCGCCTTGGCCTGGACGAGCAGCTACAAATTCTACAACCGCCATCACTCGTCCGCCCGGAGGCGTCAGTATCTTAAACATGGTGTGCATGTCTAAGACTGTCCGTCCTTTGGGATCTTTAGTGATGGGCATGTCGAGAATTCGTAGCGACCCATGATCCGGGTCATAGGCAGCAAGAGCACCTGTAAAACCCGGATCAATTCCAAGAATAACCATCAGCCGAAAAGGTTCGGTGTTGAAGACTTGGCAGCCGGAGAACCTGTCCCAGACTGACCAGCACCTGAAGCAGCACCTTTGGCTCGATTACGATCCTTGTTTTCGTTTTTAGCGAGCCAAGCAGTTGCAAACTCGTCTGTTTCAACACCGTGCTTGTACTCGTTGATAGTACGACGAGTCTCAGGATGAAAGACTTTGTCGATAGTGTTGGACGTGTATGTCTCACCGGTAGGGTGATATTGCCCGTCTTCACCTTTGGCATTCTTGTCTTCAATCTGTCGCAAGACTGCCAGCTGGACTTCTCCACCGTGCAAAAAAGTCAGACACTGAACTTCAGTAGGGAGCTCTTTTTTGGCTTCTTTGTTGTAGAGCTTAACGGTCTTCATCTCGATACCGTCATCTTGCTCAGTCAAAGGCTTTTGGGTGATGAACAGAGTCAGGTCATCAAGAGTCTGATACCCCGGCAAAGCAAGTTTGGTTTTGCCGTCTTGTTTGTCAACGTAGAAGTTCTTGCCTTCGCGGTTGGTAAACCAGATCTGCTCTCGGTACTCTGTTTCGCCTACTTTGTAGTGAATGTTAGCAGAAGCAGCTTTTGAGTTGGCTGCTTCGCCTAGGTAAGCAAGTGTGATGACTGCAGGATAAATACCCGAAGCCAGTGGTTCGTAACCCCCACCAAGTACGTCTTTAGATTCGGTGAGGTCTTCTGTGGAAAAGTTGGCAAACATACCCATAGGTAGTCTCCTTTTGAGTGGTTGGGTTTGGGTTGGTGTGGTGTGACTTAAGCCGCAGAAACGGTGCTGTAGTAGGTCTTGAGACGATCATAAATGTGGTTCACATCGTTATCGATGTAAAGCTCGTTACGACTCCAAAAGTTGATAGGAGCACGCATTTTCTCACCAGCGTAATCTTTGGTGATGCGAGTCACAAAGACGTACTTAATACCGTCTTCTTTTTCTTCTTCAGTGATATTCAGAAGAGGGTTTTCGTGACCTTGCAACTTCTTTAAAGGAACTTGTTTGGCTGACAAAATCGTTGTGAAATCTGCTTCAACACCGATTTTACCGACAGCGCCTTTGACTGGAATCTTAGTTTCCATAGTCAAATTCTCTTCGTTGTAGATAGTATCCTCATGAGCCAGAATCACGTAATCCTTGGTTCCTGATTTGATGGCATGGATCACTTCTTTGTAAAACATGCCGTAGCTGCCCCAAGCTTTTTGACCGTCTTTAGCGTTGGACACGTACTGACGTTCGTACATGGACATGAGAAACGTTAGAGTATCAAGTACGGCACCGGTAATGTTGTCGTTCTCTTCAATCTGTTTGATATAGGCGAGAACGTCGTTTGCGTCTGCGATCTCAGCTTGAGCTGCAAAGTTAGCTTTGAAAGGGACAGCTTTGAGATCAGTGTTCAGGTAAACCATTTTGCTCACATCCATGTTACGGAGAGAGCTTGATTTACCTGAGTTGGGTTTGCCTGAAATAAGTACGATATTCTTGTTCTGACTCATAGGAGTTCCTTTGGTTCAGGATGTTATTGATCACGAAAATATTTGCTAAGTGGGGATCTAAGAATAACCTAGATCCCCGCCTTACTAGGAAAGGACCATCCCATCTTAGTTAAGGTGTCCCTGCCGCCCTCTGTGCGACAGTCACAAGGACCGTACGCTTAAGCTCATCAGGCGACAGACCGTCGGGGAGTTGGGAATTGAAAGTCAAAACCCTATCCTCAACGGCGTTGTAGTTTAAGCCAGAATCAAGCAAACCTAAAGCAAATTTAATCATGAGGTTGTTGCGGTTGCCATCTTGCCACTTTTCAGCAAACCAGCGTTCAAAAGAATCCATAGATTTTAGTTCCTTGTTTTGTTTTTCGTACTGCTCATTACGAGAAGTTTTAGGGACAAACGGCAAGATGTCGAGCAGGTCAGTTCCTTCAGAATAGTAGTATGTTCCTGAAGGGTTTGTTTCCCATTTCTTGCTACGTTGGTTGGCTCCGAGATCCAAAGCATCATCGGGAATGGGAAGCCACTCCATGAGGCTGTTCATGAATTTTCGGTAGTCTGCTTTGTCCAACTTGATTTGATAGTTGGTAGGCAAGATCAACCTGAAGCGATTTTCCTGAGGTGTGTGCCGCTTTGTTGTGGACGTCATGAAAGTGTAGTCTGACAAGACATCGTGAACCATGTCTAGAGAGGCCCCACCGTCTATGTCTAGGACAATAAGATTGAAGCCGGGGATGACATGTTCTTCGTGTCGATGACCCTCATCAAAGGCGTGGTTAGCCCAGTGAATTCCTTTTGCTTGGGTCAACTTGTGAAGGTCTTCAAAAGCAACTGGTTCAGGATTTACAGCATACCTATAAGCGTAATCATCTGAGAATGAGAACTTGACGTCTTTCAGAGACGTCTCTTCGAGGCTTTCACCCTGAAAGAATTGTATGCCGTCTTGCCACGTCTTTTTGATGATTGTGTGGTTCTTGTATCCCCAGGCTACGGCCATATCCATGAGGAGTTCTTGTGGGCCTTTAGACGAAGGATAGAAGGGTAGGTCACTTTGAAGATCGTCTTTGGTAAGCTCGATCTTCTTTTCCGCAATGTATCGGGCAAGCTTTTCAGAGTTACGCTCTTGACGCAGCAATGCTTGAAATGCCTCACCAGACTCTTCAACGAGCTTCATAGCCATGAGGTAGTGCTCTTCAGTCATTGTGCTGACTTGATCGAAGAACGCATATGCGCCTGCCAGCTTCATAACTTTAAAGTACCTGTGCCTCATTTCAGCACGCTGGACAGTCTCGTATGTACCCATCTCTTGAGCAAGCGATTGGCAGTGACGACGGTACTGCACGTTCATAATGCCAACTTCACGAGGCATCTCGATAACCCAGTTATGAAACGCTGGATCTGCAAGCTCTGTGATCCGGTCAATCCAAGTATGGATTGTGGGATCTTCGAGTTGTTGGGTCTCTAGATCGTACAATTCTTCGTCTGTGAGCGATTCTCCCATAGGGATGACGTCACCGTAGGCAAAGATGAAGCGGCGTGCGTAACCCGCTTCTAGAAAGCCTCTGAAGGCCTTCTCAACGCTACCACCATCAAAGACTGCCGTTGGCTCACCAAAGGCAAACAGGTTAGCTGGTGACATACCTTCAAGATCTAGCTCACGCTTGTTGTCTGCACTAGATACCTTGGCTTTGTTGCCCATGTAGCCTTTGTCGTACAGTTCAAGAAACGTGCTGAGTACTTCAGAGTTGCCTTCAATGTTTTTACCAATTTCATCGATGACCAAGTTCAAAGAGCCGATACCGGCCATAAGAATCTTATCACGCTGTTGTTTGGCAGCCGGTGTGGAACCAGAGTCAAAAGAGAACATGTACGCGCCAAGACGATCGTACGCTTTTTCGAGTCTGGTAAATTCTTCGTCTTCGTTGGTGTTGTTGTTAATGGCAATGTCTTGAGCCATCTTGAAAAGATTACGCTTAGCAATTTCAGGCATGACTTCGTCTTTGAAACGTAAGCGAAATGGCTTTGTAAACACGTCTCGCATGGCGCCTGTAGATACACCTTTACCGGCACCAGATTTGGCAATGGCAAGCATGTAAGTGTTGATAGGGAAATCTTCGCCGCGGTTACGTACTTTGGCGTGCATGATCGAAGCAGGGAGACCCAAAAAATGTGCTGCTACAAGTCTGAAAAAACCGATGTCTTTGTTGTTGGCACGAGCAGCAACATTTTCTGCAATGGCTTGTACAGCCGGATGATGTTCAACTTGGGGAAAATTAACCATGAGTAAGCTGGTCCTTCTGGGAGCAAATGGGGAATGCAGCACAGTATCCACATGCCTTAACCACGCCCTTCTTCTCCACAACAATCCCTTTGCCTTTGCTGGCTCGGAAGTTGTTTGCCTCTAAAGCTGTGTCAAAATTCTTAGTGGATCGAGCTTTGGGATCTGTAGATTTTGCGGGGTCTGCGTAGTATTTCCAGACAGTGTCTGTGCGCCATAGATCTTTGTCAGAACAATAGGGTAGCTTGGATTCTGGAAGTTCTGCATGTTCTTCAAGAGTTCGTAAACGAGATCGAATCCACTGTTCCGTTTCTTCAAGAGACATCAAAGGAACACGGTGCTCTAAAACACGGGTTTGGGGATACTTTGGATCGGACTTGGCCATGGCACGTTGCCAGTCGGTAAAGATAAATTGGATAGCGATGGTATCTTCGGTAACGATGTCTTGGTGAATCCAGCGGTAAATTGAACCTTGGAGACAGTAATCTTCGTCTTTGGATCCTTTGACATACGTGTAAACAGACGTACTTTTGAAGTCGTTGAGCTCTCCGTTTAGAACCAGATCAAACTTTCCGCTAATCGTGTAGCCCATGATCTCACGACTACCACGACGTTCGAGATAGATAGGAATTTCTCCTTCTTCTAAGTCTCCGGGGTTGATGCGGATAGACTCGATAACTTGTTGGGGATACCCGAGCAGGCGCATACATTTTTCGTAGTTTGTGAGCCAAGCTTTTTCGATACCGTCGTGGATGGACGTACCCATGCGAGAAGCGATGAAGTCTGTCACATCTGGCGTCTTTACATCCTCGGGACGTAGACGCTCACGTAGAAGAATTTGCCGTGGAGGTTTCAAAAGAGCTGTTGCGGAAATGGCTTTGCCTTGGGGACGAAAATCGTAGTCATCGGAAGCGAGCCAAACAGCCATTGGTAGGCTAATGTTGGTGACGTTTGAGATTTTGCCCATGAGACTCTCCTGAAAATTTGATGTGGTTTGGTGTGGTTTGAATGACGACGCTACAAGTACGCCGTCATTCGTATCAACCAAAAAAAGATTTTTAGTTGACGGAAGCTGCTTCATTTTTAGCGTAAAACACGTCAGGAGGCATCATGCCTAGGATAGAGATACAAGTGAAAACAACGTCTAAGATGCAGTTTGGCTGAACGTTATTCTCTTTGTTCACGCGAGCAATAATTGCTCGGTTAGCATCATCGAGTTCTCGCTTGGTGAGGTTCATAGTGTCATGTTCCATCAGAATGTTGAGAGAACGTTGTTTGACTGGAGCTTCATCAGTGTCGTCAGTTTTGTAGATCACTGTCGCTGTGACCATGAAGTAAACTTTGGATTCGGTCGGTGTTGGGTTTTTGCCAACTTTGGTGGGTTTTGTCATTAGGCTGCTTTCTTTTGTTCACGTTTTTGAAGGGCATGGCTTACCACGTCAGGTATGTCTTGAGCAGGTGTGCCATTGGGAATCTCAATCTCTTCTGCCCAAGAAGGATAGAAGATTGAGAGAGTGCCACTTAGTTTTACAGTGGGATGAGTGATGTCAGGATGCTCTTGCCAAGCCACTGCTTTAACCAAGTGTTCGTTTGAGTAAGCGACGGCATCAATATCGTCACGTACCATCATGTAACCGGCGTCATGTATCTGAGCGCAAGGACGGATATCCAGTCGATGCTGGCTCTTGCGTACTTTTTGCATGAACTCGATCCAGGCTCGGTTGTTTAACAAGCCCCACGATTGACCCAGAGCATTGCCTGCAGTGCGTCCTTCTGCCTGAGCTTCATAAGGCGTACGAGAGGTATTTCGTATGACTTGGTGAAGGAGAGGAGTCCTTACACGCAAACCAAAGGCAGCTGTAATGTAGCCGGTTTGTGTAGCTACATCGAGGTGATCAGATACCCATTTGTCAGAATGCTCATAAAGAACATGGTAGTTAAACTCGATCTGTTTTGCTTTTGGTTCGTCGAATCCACACTGCGCCATAATCCCGATATAGGTGCCTTGATAGGTAAGCAAAAATGTAGGGACTTTGCTATCTTGACGTTGATCAGGATACTTGTCTTTGATGGAGTTAATGCTTTCAACAGACGTTGGGTCTATGTCGGGCATATCTTCAGCAAAATAGGATTGTGCACGTAGACAATGGCCGTCGTACCCATCGGTTATGCCTACATGCTCAATGGAAATATTTGCATCTGATGGGATCTCAATTATTGATCCTTTCAAGGTTTTTAATGGCTGCATTGATTCTGTTCTCTCTCATCTTTGTAGTCCATTCCTGATGAAGTCCCTGTTTTTTTGCCGTTTCCCGGAGCATTTTATGTAAGGTCTCTGGGCGTCTGCATAGTTCAATAGCTAGATCTTTGACCTGCGTTCCGCCCAGAACTCTATACATGTGTTTTATTTTATCATCTGCTGACATGTATCCCGAGCGTAGGTTTGTTCGTAAAGCGTGCTCTGTATTTTGTGTAGAACTGCACCATTCAAGATTAGAAACATCGTTGTTTTCTTTGTTTCCGTCTTTATGATTTACGTAGTCGTGTCCGTAAGGATTAGGTAGAAAATGCAAAGCAACCAAGCGATGTACAGAGATTTGTTTATTGCCTCCACGACCATTAGATAAAACGGCAATCATGTAACCGTTTGGGTTCTTACGAAGAGCGAGCCAGTTGTTGTTGATTGAAGACAATACCTGACCTTTGGATGTTATAGAGTATTTTTCTTCAAAGTGAGCTATAGGCATCATAAAACTGTTTTCCTGTGTATTCTTTGCCATCGTATCTAACTATACTATCATCTCGGATATGATGGCAAGTATCGTTAATAGTCAAAGCGTAAACATCATGTCCCATGTAGACTTTTAGTTTGTTAGGATCTTTGGTCGTAAGAGCGGAAATGCGATCCTCAAGACTGTCGTAATCGAGACCTACAAAAAGCCATCCAGGCGGTGCTTTGAAGCATTTCTTGATTAGCTTTGCATACCGTTTTTTAGTTGGGCTTTTGCCGTTAGCAGGGATTGTCTGTAGGTTTGGGTTTGAGGAGCTCAAACGGCCTGATACAGTGCCACCAAGGTTGAATGAACCAAAGAGGTAATGCCAACCGTCTGGGCCTTCTCTGGCGCCCTCCATGGCCGGTATGAACGTGTTGTAGATTTTATCGACTGCTTTGAAATCAAGCAGCGCATCGATCATAGCACGTTCATCAAGACTGTCTGTGTAAGCTTTGAGCTTTTCTAGCACGTCAGCACCGGTTGCCGGTTGCTTGGTGTCTGTACGCTCAATGACGGGCAAGTCTAAGAACTCGTAAAAGAGCTTTTGAAGTTGTAGAGAAGAGTTTGGTTTGAACTTTTCAAACTTAGTCAGAGGTGTGTATTCTCGTACCCGGACACCAGAAGCTTTACGTGCAAGCCAGTCCTCGTGCCGAGCAGTTTCTGCTTCTTGGTTCAACTGTTCTGTGAATGCCACAACAGCTGGATGAGATTGAATACGATCCAAGGCATTGTTGAGATCTTTTTTCAACTCTTTCTTGGTAGATTTGACTTCATCCATGTCCAAAGGAAGACCGGTCAGCTGCATCTGAATGATGTCTACGATGGCTGCTTTGAACAGGGTCTCATAGATTTCAAGCTGATCATCTTGAACCATAGTGTCCCAGTGCTTTTCTCGGACGTACAAGGTAGAACATGAGTCAACTAGGTTATACTCGAGCAGCTCTGGCAAAGGAATTTTGGTGATGTCTTTGATGTCTTCGACAGCGTAGTTACCCGCAAATTCTTGTGCTTGATCTTTGAGACTAAGCTTGTTGCCAGCACAGCTATTTGTGGCAAGATACGAGATGAGTTTGGTGTCATCCCAGTTCTTGAGCATAACCTCGAGACCGGTAAGTAGTCCGCTCGTATCAATGATGTCTTCCATGAAGAGTTGGTAGATCAAGACGGTTACGTCATAGCTTATGTGGTGCCAAACGAGCTTACGGGGAAAGGTCTCAAAGAAGGTACGAAGAGCATCTCTGACAGCTTTACCATTGGGTCCAAGATCAACAGAAAATGCAATGCCTTCGTGTTTATCCCAAGCAAAGGAAATTGTACCAATGCCTGCATCAACGTGATGAAGTGAGAAACCTTCAATGTCTGCTCCTAGATCAACATTCATCTCTATCAGCTTGTCGAGCCAGATCTGAATGTCTGTCAGGGATTCTGGGTAGGCTGTAAACTTGAGCAATCCGTGACCTGGATCTGTATAACTTCCCAGCTGGTACTCTGAAAGAGCATCTAAGGCCTGTTTAATCTTGGCTCGTGTAGGTGCAGGGTTTTGGAAGACTTGAGAGTACGCAGGACAATAAACGACTTGAAACTGTCCTACCATGTCTTCAGGATAGGCGTTAGGCAACACGTATCCCAGCATAGCTTCTGCTTTTTTAGACCCGGTAAGAGTCTTAAAGTAATCTCCGTTTGTGCAGATAATGTACTGGGTTTTCATATCTTGTAGAGTGGGCAAAAGTTCCGAGAGGAACTCTCGTTGGTCTGCTGATGAGGCTTTCTTTTTGCCAGTCGGAACATGCACTTGATAGGCAATGACATCTTCAGAATCAAGGAGACCATTTGAGATATGTTCTCTGAGAAATCCGTCTCGCTCTAACCTTACAGACAGGATAGCAGTGGAGAATTCTGTGATATTTTGATCTGTAAATGTCAGGTAGCGCATTAGGTAAACATCCTTGCTGACAAGAAATATGTGATGAGGTCACACGTTTCCTCGTATTCTTGCATTTGCTGGGGGTTATTTTGCAACGCGTATGCTACCGGCCGTGTTCGTTGATATGAGGAGAGAAGGGGCAGATAAGAGACCATGTCTGGCAACATGTCTCGAATGTCCTGGTGTGTTTTGCATACGCGCAAAGGCAATGTGAGGCCTTGTTTGAGACGGGTTAGCTTTGAGTTGAATTTAGTGACGGCCAGATAATGCGCTTGAACCCTAGGCAATATGGAAGGATCAGGCTGCTTGTAAGAATTGCGCTTTATGGAAGTATGATCGTAAAACCTACCCCCGTACGTAAAGCCATACCGGCCAGTTGCTTGAGCATTGAGTCTTAGTAATTCCTCAGCTTCGATGTGGTTTGTATTCTTAATATCAGAAGCAACGTGTTCCGCTATGTAATCAATTAGTTCGAGCGATACTGGAAGGGTCATGCGACTTTCTTTCCTGAATATTTTGCGGGAAGCTGACCAAACAAATAGACTTTCTTGCGTGCACGAGATGCAGCGACAAACAACATCCTGGCAACTTGTTCTGGATCGTAGCAAGTGCCTATGTTGCCAATGTCGATGAAAACTGAATCGTACGTACTGCCTTGGCTTTTGTAGACCGTGCAAGCATCGACGGGTCTCAGGTCAGCAAACTGGTTTTGAAATTTGAAGAACATAGGCCAGTCTTTTTTGCGCTTAATGTTGGCCAATGTGTTTTTCGCGTAAGCAGCGTCACAAGGGATAGGAACGCAAAACTGATAATTGTGGTCCTGTGTAGCAGAGACCATATATTCCCAAGCTTGTATTTCTTGTCCATCGGGCGTGTAGTTTGCGTAGCCGTACTGCTGAGCTTGGTGGTTTGTTGCCATAACCCAGACCTGCCGCTCTACGGCGATCTGACTAGGTTTTTTGAAGTAATTGCGCGCAGCAACAAGCTTTTCTCCGGGCATGTAACGGGGAGGTAGTTGTTTCATGTCTCGGATAGCGTTGTTGAATTCTTGTACGCGAGCGTTGGTGTAACAAAGAACACGTGAGTCAGGATTGCGGTCAAAGAAAACTATTTCCAACATCTGCTTCATTTGAGGGCCATTGAGGTACTCGATGACTCCCGGCACAGGATCGATGTGGAAGAACTCTCCAGATTCGACAGTGCCTCTAAGCTGCGCACATAGATCTACGAGGGCAGGGGTGTCTGCGTTGCGTACAGGCTCACTTAAAAAGACAGAATACTCTGGATCTACGTGTGCATAGATCGGGGACATAATTTCTTTAACCGGCGTCATTTGAGCTTGATCGCCTACAAAGACAATTTTGCAGTCTTTGGCCGCAGCTAAGATAGCTCGGTAAAGCTGCTCATCGATCATTGAAGCTTCGTCTACAAACAAAACAGTTTTGTGCAGAGTTACTTCAACGGTCGGACTTAAGAACGTCTTACCCGTCGAAGTGTCTTCACGAACTTTCAAGCTAAGAAAGCTATGAATGGTTTGAACAGGTTTACCGATCGACAGTTCTAAGACTTCTGCAGCCTTGTTTGTGGTGGCTGTAAAAGCTGCAGATACGAACTTTGGTTCAGATTGAATCAGAGCACAATGCTGCTCATATTGTTCCATCACAGTCGAGCTGATGTAATCCATAAGGTAGGTTTTACCTGTGCCAGCACCGCCTGAGAGTGTAAAAACTTGAGCAGGGGAAAAAATAAATTCGTAGAATTTATCAACGGCATTTTGCTGATCGTTGGTGAGAGGCATAGGAACATCCTTGATGGTTATTTTGAAACGGCGGACAGAGTCTTAGGGATCCAGACAAGGTAGATGCCTTCCGTTTGCCATGAATCTGAGGGAAGGTTGATTTCGTTCCAGAAGACGTTGTCTTTGCTGGTTTTACAGTCTGGGCGTAAACGCACGAAACCGGTGCCGATTTTAACGTAGAGTAGCGAATCGTACGTGTAGATCTGGTAGAGGTTGTAAGTACCTTTGGTTTGTACGAGTGCAGTAGCTCCATCGAGGGAGAGAAATGTTGCAGCAATCTTAGGGGACATGAGATCATCCTTTTGTTGGTTCGAAACAGTATTAACAGAATTGGTGTGACTTGCTTTGACTTTATTTTACTTGGTTTGGTGTACAGGGTGTGTCAGGGTAGCCAGCAAAACAGGAGAAAGCGCATGTCCGTCATTACTTTTGCTTCCTCAAAGGGGGGAGCTGGCAAGACGACTTCAGCCATCATTCTAGGGACTACGTTGGCCCGTCAGAACACAGTAACGTTGATCGATGTGGACCCAGCAAAGAGAATGCTTAAATGGTCTAAGCGAGGTGATTTGCCTAAGAATATCTCTGTACTCGCGTCTCAAGGAGAAAGACATATTCATGACGAAATCGAGAATGCGACGAACTCGTCGGATTTTGTCATTCTGGATCTGGAAGGTGCAGCTACGCGTCTCAACGCTTTTGCTATGGGTGAGAGCGATCTGGTAATCATTCCTATGGGGGATGAGCAGATGGACGCTGAAGGCGCCATTGAGACGCTTGCTGAGCTTAAGCTGCAGAGCCGTTCTACACGTAGAGATATCCCAGCACGTATTCTT